ATTTTCTTCAATTAAAAGACATTGCATGTTTGTTGTACAACCTGATTATTACGAGGTATTAAAGTTTAGAGATTATGTAATTGATGATTTTTCTCAATTGAAACTTAAGTTAGGTAAAATTGGTTATTCTTATGAGAAGTGGTTTGATCATTTAAATGCTCGGAAGCAATTAGATATAATTGTATCACAGGATCAAATAAATAAAGGTAATAGATATCCGAATAAGGTAAAACATGATATGTTTACAAAAGTTGAAAAGCAATCAAAAAATGAAAAGACTAGAACAATTATGGGAGTGAATACAATAGTTAAAAATGTCACAGGTCCTATTGATTGGATGATAGAAAATGATTTTTCAGCTAGTTTAGGGTTTTATTCAGGAAAGAAAAATGTTGATGATTATAATGAGGAATTTAAAAAATTAAATGATGAAGGTTTTTGTGACGCATTTGAAGGAGATGGTTCAGCATTTGATATTACACAACATGTCTTTTTGAAGTTTATTGATGAGGTAGTTTACGATTATTATTTACAAGATATTAATTTAATTGAGTATAATAAAACAGTTGAAGTTGATGATGAATATTATGATATCTCATTTAAAGTTGATAGAAATTATCTGCGTAAGTTATTATTACAACCAATTAAAGTTTTACAAGCTAGGAGAAATTTTACAAAAGATTTTATTTTTGTTGAAGTTGTTGGAACAGTTTTTAGTGGTAGTACAAGTACAACATGTATGAATACAATTAGAAACTATTATTTAAATAGATATACAACACGACAATGTTTAAATATAAGATATTTTACTAAAGGTGATGATTTTATTGCTTTTTACAAAGGTATTACTTTTGAATTAATTAAGACTTGTTATGAGCACTTATGGTCATGTAAAGATGCAATGTTTTCAAAACAGAACAAAGGCTTAGGTGTTATTATGAAGAAATTGATTCGTAGGACGATTAAAAATATACATTTTTGTTCCAATTTTATAATTAGTGATGGTAAAAATTTCATTTTTATTAGAGAACTGGATAGATTATTAAAGTTTGGTGGTTATAGTAGAAAGGCTGTATTATATTCCTCAGGACAATTAAAGCAATATTTGATTGATTTAGCAGAAGCACTAAAAGCATGTAATTTACATAATAAACCTTTTTATAGAATTTATTATAATCAATATATGAAGTATGCGGAAAAAATTAATGCTGAACCTAAACCGATTGCAAAAGGAAGGACTAAAATACATTTAACAAATGATAAAGATATAGAGTTGGAAAAATATAATATTGATAATGATGAATACCACGATTATTATTATAGTAGATTATTTCATGATACCAAAGTTGATCTTGATATAGATGCATTTAGTAAAGCAATTTTTGAACAATATGGACTTACAGAAAATGATGAAGCAATATTGAATGACTTTTTTGAAAATTCAGATTTAGGAACTGATTATGTTATAAATGATAAGAAAATAGCTG